TGTGCTTAACTCATTAGCAAAAGTATTAACATATCCATTATGGTTCCAGTATTGAATACCTGCGAAGGTTGATTGGCTTGTGCCACCGAACAACATATCCTGAACGATTGCATCAACAATTAGTCCAGTGTCGCGTTTGCATTTAACTTGGTCGTATGTAAATCCGATAGTCTTGTTAGCTTCAACCCACGCAATAGCTTCTGCCTGTAAGAAGGCTTTATTTGCTTGCAATGCCGCATAGGCATTTAAAGTATGAGTAGCTGTAGTAACCTCACCGTTGCCGATAATCTTATCAGTAACCGCAGTTGTACCTGTTGTGATAATATCTGTAATTACTTTGAAATCTTTTTGTACGGCTGTAACGTCTGCACTATTACCTACACTTGTTACTACAGTTTGTGTAATTGTATTTTGATAAGTGAATGGAACTGCTTGACCTAAAATAATCGCAGATGTTAGACTTGAAATCCAGTTAACGGCCGCAGTTGTTGTAGATACTTCGCCACCGATAGAACCAACATATCCATTTTGATTCCAATATTGTAAACCTGAAAATACTGTTTGACTTTGTCCTTGATATAAAACATCAAGTGCAAGGCCGTCAATAATTAGGCCTGTATCGCGAGTACACTTTGCAGAGTTGTATTGGAATGGGCCGCCGTATTCTCGGTCAGTCCATGCAACAACTTGTTCTTGAATAAAAGATTCGTTAGCAAGTAATAGTGTACGTGCAGAAAAATATCCTGCTTGCTGTGGGCCTGAGTTTACTGATTGTCCAACATATAAACTTCCTGTTGAAATACTTACAGTAATGGTATTTGTATTTGCTTCGTAACTAGCTATACCAACTGCTTCCGGAACTTGAACAGTTTGGTTAGGAATAAACATAGTGCCGTCATACAACCACGGACCAGATTGATTAGTAACGTTTTGAATGTACGGCGAATGGTATAAGTCGATAATTTCGTTATTAGGAAAAGCAGTTGCATAAGCACCTCTGTTATTTCCTATTTTATAGCCGTACTGGCTAACACCAAAGCCGCCCGGAATTAGTCCCGAACGACCGTTTAGTAAACGCATCTGTGCAACATAGCAACCAGACTGTACATGGAATAGGTCGCGAGTTTTGTTAATCGGCTCAACGTCTGTTGTACGCAAGTCACTACCAATGACCGATGTGTACGGTTTCATTTCAATCGGATTGTTTTCTAAGTAACGACCCGGTGCTACTTTAATACTTGTGCCTGATTGATAAAAAGGTGATTTTGTTGCGCCACTAATTGTACGGCAAGCACGACTTGGGTCCATTGCTCGGCCATCGTTAGTATCGTCGCCGTCCATTGTAACATATAGAACATTTGAAACAACTGGTGCAGTACCTAATGGATGGTCGCCCCAAACTCTAATAGGACCGTTAATATTGACTAATGGGTTTGTTACCGGTGTAATGTTAACGTCTTGGTGTGGGATGGAACCAATGTTTAACGCTGTGCCAGGAACTGTTGGTGCTATTGTTGTTCCGGAAATTCCTAAACCACCTGCAACAATACTATTAAAATAACCGTTCGCCCAGGTACTTGCGGTACTACCGATATTATATGTATTGGATGTTTTAGGAATGATGCTACTAATTAATTCTGCACCAAGTGACAATGTGTCAACTAATTGATTGTTACCTAAAACAATATTTCCGTCTGCGGTAATGTTGCCAGTGGCATGTAAATTGCCGCCAACTGTAGTGTCTGTACCAACGAATACTGTTTGATTTAGTGCCGGAGCAATATATAAAGGACCACTAACTGTGCTAATAGTAGCACTAGATACTGATCGAGAAATTTGTAAAAGACCTAATGTTGAAGTTGTATCAACTATTAGTTTATTTGCGTGAAGAGTTCCGTTTACATCTAGGTCATATAGCGGTGATTGAGTCTTAACACCGATGCGTCCATTAGTAACGTCTAAATAAAGTAATCCACTTTCGACTTGTAAGTCTATTCCGTCACGTAGCAAATTACTTGCAAGTAACGGACCTGTAATGCGACCTATGGCCATGCTAACGAGCTCCTTATACACCGAGTTTCACGGATAACCACCTTACATTGCGGGTTTACCACAGTATGTTCTGCCGGAATTCGGCATCAAGTATATTTAGCTGGTTAGTTTAAAATACTAATGTTAGGACTCAAAAAGTCCGTTAGGTGTTGGGAAATATCCGTCATATCCTTGCAAGGTATAGACAGTTTTAGATGGCGCAGGGCCGGTGAATTGTACGTAAGTACCTGTAGAAAATGTGAATGTTAAGTTGGTTGTTGTAGCGATAGGTGCAGTTGTTGGACTGCTAATTCTAATAGAATTTGTTGCGGTACTAGTAATAGATTGAACAACTGTACCGGGAGCAATACCAGCACCTGATATTTTTTGATTTATACCGCCTGCAACGTCTTGTAGACTTTTTAGGTTCAATGTAATCGCGCCTTGAACAACTGGAGCAGTTAAGTTAGTTACTATCGAAGGAGTAAACACTAATGAAAAATTTCCGGAAATGTTGCTTCCTGGAATATTACTTGTATCCGGTAGTTGTTGAACGTTTTCAACAAATACAGAAACGTTTTGAGGTTTAGTAAGATCAGTATTATACGCCAATGGGCCAAAGATTGTGTTCAAGTAGTTAGCGTTTGAATAACTCTTGTAACTAACGTCAGCTTGACGAATAGTTCTTAAAATTTCCCACGTACCGTTAACGTATGCTTCAAGCTCTTGTAGAGTTTGACTGTAGCGTAGCTGGCCGTTCTTAAAAGTTTTAGGGCGATCAGTTTGCGGGCCGGAAGGAATTTGAATACTTACAGGACTGTTTGTTTCAATTCGTTCTTGGGCAATACCAGACAGATTATTATGATCTGCTACTAGGTTAAATTCTTGGCTAGCAGGACGCTTGCGGTTTAGATTTAATCTTTTTACGTATTTCATTATGATGTCGCTATTGCGCTAACTGTACAAGTTACAATACCACCGTTACCTGATACTTCTTGAGCATCTAAACGATCGTTGCTTTCTAAAATAAACTTTTCAGTGTCCATAACAAATGTTTCAGTTGGAGGAAGAGTGATAGCATTTAAAATACAAGTACTTGTACCAATACCTAAACTACCTGTTGCGCCAATTGCGCCACCGCCTGCAAAACTCTGTGCATAGACGTTAACTTGGGCAGTAGCCGAAGCCGATGTATTACATAATATAATTGTTGTCACAGCGTACTGGCTACCTGTGCTGGCAAAAAAGATGTTTGTCGACTGCGGTGCGCCTGTGATTTGTGTACTTACGATCATATAATTTCCTTAAAATACAATAGCATAAACTAATGCTCTTCTGCGTGATACTAGTTCTTCCGGTATCACTGTGTTTGTTGTGGGATCTATCTTATTATTACTATTTACAAAAAACAGGTTTGTGCCGCCGCCTGTTACGGCACTAGTGGCACTTGAATACACGATAGTATCGCCAATTCCTAATGCATTCTTAGCCGCTGTCCAGTTAGCTGAAGATTGTGTTGCATCTGTCATTACGATGTAATTTTTTAGAGCAATTCCTGTGTTACCGGCTGACGCTAAATTTAATGCGGCATCTGTACCAGTTGTTGCAACGGCAGTAACTGAGTTATTTAAAATACTTAACGATGCATCAATTCCGTTAATCCTAAGTTCGCCGTCGGCTTTAAACAGGTACTGTACATTTGGGCCGCCTAGATTGATTTTAACATCAGGCGAATCTGTTCCGTTATCAGTTAGTGTTACTGCGCTGTTTAGTTGTGCGAGTCTTCTAATGTTTGGTGGAGTCTGCGCACCTAATATAATTTGATCCAATACGTATTGAACGTTTGGAATATTATCTTTGTGAAGTCCGCAATAGGTTTCGTAGTTTGTTGTACCGTAAACACTTAGTACTGAGGTTTTATTTTCTGGACCAAAGAAACTTAATGATGGACCTATATTACCTGCTAGCACAGGTGCATTATTACCTAAGCGGATGGCGTTGACTTTAATTGCGGCACCTACGTTTTTGCTTACAAAATTCCACGAGCCTTTATATGTTTGAGATCCAGTATACTGCCAAGTAAATGTATCATCAAATGTTAGAGATGCTCTATAAGTTAAATCAGCATCGTTGCCTCTATCAATCCAAAATCCAGAACTACCATTTGTTATAATATCGTTACCGGGCTGTCCGCTGTTAATAACAATAATGTTATCTTTAATTGTAGCAGTTGTAGATTCGATCGTAGTTGTTTTTCCACGAACTTCTAGGTTGCCTTCAACCACAACGACTCCAGTTGTAGCAGTATTACCGCTACTATTGGTGAAAGTAATGCCCGGATTTAATGTAATGTTGCCGTTAGGGGCTTGGATTACATAATCACCTTGAACACGTAAAACGTCACTGATAGCCATTTAGATTGATTCCTTTAGTGTATTTATTCGCCGTAAAAACAAATTTGCACCATGTCAACTTGCATTCCGTCGTTATGCGGATACATAGGGTGTGCTTGAAAACGCATGGTTATTCCCCATGTAGGATCTTGTACCATTGCTGGTGTTATTGTGCTTCCCCATGTATCACCGGGTCCGCCGTATATCATATTATCGTTATTATAAAGGTGTTGTTCTACGTCAGTAATATATGACGTTTTATTATCGCTGATAATGTTGCCACCGTATCTTATAGATATTGTTTCGTCAAACACTCGGCCTCTTCTACGACATTTTGTAATAAGTTTCATGCCTGTTATTACATTAGGCATTGTATCGTCTATTTCAAAATTTAAAAAGTTTATAAACCAAGTACGCTCTCTAGTGTTACCTACAGATGAGTTACTTATATGTCGAATATTTTTAACTGTTTGTGGGTGTTTAATTAACTGCCACTCGATATCCTCTACAGTATCTGTAGTTTGATCAATAATTTGAGCGTGAAAAAGATTAGATTGGATAGCCATACATCTTATTTACCTACTGTGCTAGAAGGCTCATAAGATGGAATTTTTGGACTAATTTGATTTGTTCGTTGATTTTTGTTACTTTAGAAGCACATTCACGCTCTAGTTGTCTTGAATGTGTCCTGCGAAGATCTACTTCCAACTTGCTTAATTGTGTTACATCTTCTCTAATTGCTTTTAAGAATCGTTGTACATCTGATTTGAATAGAGGGAGGGTGTTTTCTAAGCCTTTTATTTCGGCTTCTATCTCATTCCAATCTAAACTTGTTACTAACGATTTCATACAAAAAAGGGCTACCTAGGTAGCCCTTTCATTATGCTCCTTCTACAACTGCGAATAAACCTTCGTCGCCGCCTGCAGAATTTTTAAAGTAGGTGTCAGCCGTACCTTGATGATACGCAACAGCCGCACTTGCACCCAATACATAACGATAACGCACTGGTGCGCTACCATTTGACCAAACAAAGCGATCAGAAATTCTGAAAGCATATTGTGCACCACCACCTTGATAACCAAATGTGATGTATGCTTGCTTTGCGGCTAGTGTTCCGCTTTCAACTAGTGTACAACGTGTTAAAGATGAAACACCTGTACCTACGCTTTGTACTAAGAACTGTTTACGGCCGCGTTGACGAACAATAAATCCATCACTGTATGCGTTGCCAGCGGCATCTTTGAAATGCACTTGAATAGTTCTGCTAGTTGTTCCTACTGTAGTACCACCTGTACCACCCACATACGCTGTAACAACTGTAGTGTTGTTTACGCTGTGAAATGCGATTGTTTGTGGACCTATAGCTTGGTCTATTTGAATATCCGAGCTACCTTGTGTACTACCGCGAGTATTATTTTTTGAGAGTTTGAAACCTTTTGCCATTTTATTTTCTCCTTAATGTTATGTGGGTTCTAGCCACTGCGCGGTTGGCCCGCTCAAGTTCATTTGAACAGTATTATTTATCGAAGATTAGTTATAGGGTTAAATAACAATACAAAAGGAGAGCTAGAATGAGCTTTGAATTTAATTTTACCCCTAGCAAGTTACAAGAATGCCTAAGTCGCAATCAAGAGATTGACGCATGGTATCCATTACTTGCGGCAACATTACCTCAATTTGGTATTACATCAATACAGCGTGTAGCGGCCTTCTTGGCTCAATGTGCTCATGAAAGTATGGACTTTACTGTAGTTCACGAAAATTTGAACTACAAAGCAGAAACGTTAGGTCGTGTATGGCCAAGACTATTTCCAGCAGATGTAGCGCAACAATATGCACACAATCCAGAAGCTATTGCTAATCGTGCCTACGGTGGACGTATGGGCAACGGTCCTGAAGCATCAGGCGACGGATATCGTTTCCGCGGTCGCGGTATTGTACAGATCACAGGCAAAGACAACTATCGTCAATGCTCACATGATCTATATCAAAATGATTCTTTGTTAGAAAATCCAGATTGGTTTGAAACTAAGGAAGGCGCATTGTGGAGTGCTTGCTGGTTCTGGCATAAGAACAATTTAAATCCTTTAGCGGATCAAGAAGATTTAGAATCAATGACAAAACGTATTAATGGCGGTACGCTAGGTATGAAAGAGCGTATTGATCACTATAATAACTTCTGTGATATTTTAGCAGACGATAGTTAATATATTTTTTTTAAGTCAACAAAAAACCACCCTAGGGTGGTTTTTGTTTGGATGTTTAATCCTATTACTGATTAACTGAAACTTACGTTTGCAGAAACAATACGTACTTTACCTAAGTAGTCAGCGGCGTTGCCTAAGCTAGACGCTGTATTTGTCAACTCAACATAGCCGTAGCGTGTTAAGAAGCCAACTACTGGCTCGAATGTATTAGGATCTAATACAACACCAGAACTCATCAAAGGAATGTATGGGCAATAGAACGCAGGAGCATCAGCTTCTGAAGCGCCTTTGTAGCCAATCAATACTTGATTGTCATCATTACCTGTATCAGGCATGTAGCTGTTTACATAGATACGCATTGCATTATTCAATGTACCAACAAACTTAGTGTTTGTAGGAGCTTCGAATGTACCTTCTGTTGTACGAGCAAATGCGCTTGTAGTAGCAGATTGTAGAATTGTCAATGCTTGGTTAGAAACAACAGCCCAGTTAGCCGCACCACGACGTGTACGCTGAGCAATTAAGTTAGCAACACGGTTGATTTGGATAGCTAGAGCGGCATGCTCGTCACCTACGAATGTAGCTGTACCAGAAACTAATGACTGGTCATATGTTTGTTCAACAGTTGCTAATCCGCTTAGTGAAGCTAGGATTTCTTGATCGATTTCAGCTGTAATTTCTTGAGCTAAAGCGGCCATGATTTCTGCTTCGATGTCAATACCTTGTTGAGCTTGTGCATCTTGAGCGGCTTCGAATGTCCAACGAGCTGATAGCTTGCGTGACTTAGCTTCTACTGGTGCCTTCAAGATTTGAATGCTCATACGCTTACCAGGTGTGCCTTCCATTGCGGCTGTTGTGTTAGCCTTTGGAGTAGCATCTGTATTGTTACCGCTGTATGCGGCCGCAATCTTGAATGGGCTTAGTGCCTCATCGCCTGCTGTTACTTGATCGCCATTGTCTGCGTAACGTACACGTAGAGTATGGATTTGTCCAACTGGACCTGTCATTGGTTGTACACCGATGATTTCGTTAGCGATAACTGTTGGCATTACACGACGGATTACTGGAAGAATCACGCGGTTTAATGTTGCGATGTTACCTGCAGATGTTGCACCTGCTGTTGCGCTTTCAGCCAAGTACTTACGGGTATTCTCTAAGCAAACGCTCATAGAAGACTTGCGGTTACCTTGTAGGCCTTCAAGCAGAGCTTCTTTGGTCTCTGACCATCTTTCGTTTAATAATTGTGACATTTTATGTCTTTCTCCTTGAATTTATTATTTTAGACCCGCTAGTTTGCGGATGTCTATAATATTATCTAAGCCTACCTCAGGCTGACTTTTTGCTTCACGATCGCCAGTAACTTCAACTGCTTCTTTTAGGTAAACAGCTTTTGGTTTCTGATGATTGCTTTCTAACACTGCTGGTAGGTATTTGTCATAAGAACCGCGTAGTTTCTGTGTTGAAACAGATTCTAACAAGGTCTTCATAACATCTCTTTTGTCAGCACTTAGAGGTGCTAATAACTCACCCATAACTTCTTTACGTTCCATTAAATCTTTAGCAACACGAATTTCGCGGTCTTTAGATTCTGCAATGGTTTGTACTTGATTTAGGGCTTGCTGTGCTTCAGCGATTTCTTGTTCTTTCTTAGCGATAACCTTTAACAATTTACTTGTTTCAGATTTTTCATTTAGATATGAACTAGAAAACTCTTGTGCAAATGCTTCATAAATCTTGCGACCGAAGTTGTTAGTACGAGCAGAATCAATATCTTCTTTCAATTGCTTGATTTCGTTTGTTAATTTCTGTGTTACTGTACCTTCAACTACTTTAGCGGCACGACTAATGAATTGTTTCTTAACTTCATCAAATTTCTCTTTAGCACCCGCTACTAACTTAACTTTCGTTTCGGCTAGATCACGTTTGTCCGCGGCAAATTCTTTGATTTCTTTAGCAAGAGCATGAACAATAAACTGCTCCAACTTGTTGATATTCTCCGCAACTGTTTTACGGTCACTTTGGAATTCAACTAATTCTTTCGCTAGCTGAGTCATAACAAATGATTCCATTACTTTGGTATCACCGGTCATCTTTGCGGCATACTGGGCTTGTGCGTTAGCAAGAGCTTTTCTGTCTTCTGCAAGTTCAGCCATCTCTACGGCCAATCTCTCGCCGATCATGTTGTCAAGTGCCTCAACCATAACACCCTTATCGTGTGCATATTTTTGAGAGAACTCTTCACGTAGTTCAGCTGTGACTTGGTCGCGATTCTCTTGAATCTTAGTATTAAAAGCTTCTTCAATCTGAGATTTTACTTCCTCAGACATCATGCCACTTTCAACTAGTTGTTTGAATGCGTCCAACATCTATCTATCTCCTTAGGCTTATTTTAGACCTTTGATAACATTAAGAAGAGCTTCCTTAATGTACTTCTGGGCCTTTGGATCTTCTTTTACTTCTGTCGCCACGTTCCATGCTCTGTTTCCACCACGTTGATTCATGAGTGCTTCATAAACCGGTGTAGGATAAGCGCCTGGTGCGCTAGGCTGTGCAACTATATCAACTGTAATAATCTCAAAATCAGATACTTCACCGCTCATTTCGTTAACGTTTCCGCTACCGCGTGAGCTGACGCCAAGTTTCACACCGCTTTCGAGCATAGTTTTGATCAAGTTGCCCATTGGAGTAGGAAGGATTTTCATCTTTCCATATCCATTAGGACCGTCCATCCACATATCTGTGATCATATGGCTAACACGGTCTAAATTCACTTTTAAATCATCTGGATGATCAACTTCGCCTAAGACCGAATAACCATTTTGTATTTGATCATTTAATGTCTTGACAGCATTTGTGATTTCGCCCACTGGATAAACACGTTGGTTTTGATTACGGATGCCGCCCTGAATAGCAATACCTTTTAGGTATAAACTTTTCTGGCCTTTCTCCTCAGCTTCGTATAATTCTACACGAGCTTGATCAAAATTAAGGTTTTCTCTTAGGTATTTTATCATCCAGGTTCTCTAATTAAAACTTACGGTCTGTTGGGCTACGTGTGTCAACTGAACCAGTCTGGCCAGCTTTATCGCCGCGACCTGCACCAACACCTTCACCTTCTTTCTTCATAGCTGGCTTGCTAACACCTGATAGTTTTGCACCATCTGGCATTTTGCTTGTTGAGCTAGCTGAAACGTTCTTTGTACCTGCGGATACAAATTCGCCACCTGCTTTCAACACACCTGCTGGACCTTTAGCGTTAGGACTTGTACCAGTGTTGTTACCTTCACCTGTACCACCTGCGGCAATATTCTTAGCACTTGCTGAAGTTGTTGGCTTACCAGAACCAGAACTTACTGGGCTCTTTGTGTTTACAGCACCAGTTTGGCCGGCTTTATCGCCTGTACCAGAACCAACGCCACCACCGTCTGTCATAGATGGTTTTGCAACTGTTTCACGATATTCACGTGTTAGTTGACGGCTTTCGTTATAAAGACTTTCAAATTCGTCTTCTTCGTCACCTTCTTCATCTTCAGCATCATCGGACTCTTCGCCGTCGTCGCCGCCTAAGCTAGCATCGCCGTGAACGCCTGGGTTTTCTTCTTCTTCAGCTTCTTCAGCGTTCATTAAACGCTCAAATTCTGATTTTAATTCTTCTAAAGCATCTTCTAGATCTTGTACATCGGCTTTAGTAGCTGGAGTATCATCTCCACCTTCTTCTCCACCAAATTCATCTTCTGGAGATTCAGTATCGCTAACAAAGTCATCAGTAGCATCGCCACCTACTTCGTCACCTTCTTCATCTTCAGCATCATCTTCCATTCCAAACGCTTCTTCTACAGATTCGTCTTCTTGGTTTTCAACTTCTTCTTCTTGTGCTTCTTCAGCAATTAGGTTTTCATATATTTCTCTAGATTTTTCTACAACGATCTCGTGAAATAGCTCATTCGCTTTTTCATGTTCTTCGTTAACAAGTAAATCTAGCAACTGTTCAAATTTAGACATTTGCGGGTTCTCCTTTAATCGTAATCGTAATAAGGCAAGGCTGTCAGCATATATTTAACAACCGAGTTAATTACTTATGGGAAACAGGCCAAAAACGGCCGTTTTTGACTTTAGATGGATATACTTTTGACGACTTTTGAAGTCTTTTCGCAAAAATATTTAAGTTTTTCGATATTGAAGTTATCAGATAACTTAATTTTAAGCCGGGGCTCCGGCTTCCGGCTCAGGTACTGCATACATTTGACGCACAAGAACTAGATCTTCTTTTTGTTCTTTTTCACGTGCTTCGCCTGCTTTACGTAGTTTATTAATCATACGTAGAGTTAATCTAGTCTTACGTAGATCCTTAGACTTTAAGATACTCTTATCATCAAAGGGATCGTAGCGATCTTGATCTTTCATATCGCGATCGGTTTCGTTAAAATAAATGAACTCGTTTAGTAGCATATGGATATTTACCAAATTTAGACAGTTGGAGCTGGAGTACTTCCGCCTGGAGGAGCACCGCCTGGAGCACCCGGCATACCGTCACCTTCTGGTGCCATGTCTGCAGGATCCATTCCTTCTTGTCCATCATCGGCTCCGCCCATAGCTTCCATATCTCCACTAATGCCGCCGGCAGTAATACCTGCACCGCGTAGCTCTTGGCTAGATGATATCTCGTCTTTGAAGTCGATATTTTCTTCTTTCCACAACTCTTCGTTTTCTGCCATTTCTTCTTGTGACAATCCTAAGAAGCGTTTTAGTGCAAAGCGTTTGCTAATGAATGGAGTTTCGACGATACTAGCGAATGTAGTAATACGAGCCGCATCCATTTCTGTCTGGCGATAAGAAGCAAAGTTTTGCGGAGTTTGAAACTTAACTGAAAAGATGTTAGGATCAATGTTAACACCTTTGTTGTTTAAGAACAGTTTGAACTCTGTATCGAAATTGCTGTTTAAAAGACTTTGCAATCTTTCGCAGTATTTGTTAAATCGCAATTCTTGGATATAAGCGGTACCCACTCGGCCATCGTTGAAGTTAGAACCTCCATCATCTGAACCGGTAGGCAAGTAGCTTGACGGAATTCGCAAAGCCCTAAAAAGTTTATTTGTAAAATAGCGTAAGTCATCTATTTCTCCTAAGTTAGTACCCCCTGGTAGAATTTCTACCTTGGACCCACGACCTTCAGCAGTTTGTGGGAAGAAGTAATCTTCATTTATGCTTAAAGGGTTATAACTGGAGTCAATCACCGAATTTCCGCCGCCTGTTACGCTAGGAATGCGTCTTTGATTGATTTCGTTCTTAATACGTTCGACGAATCCCATGGCCAAATGACTTGGCATATTTCCTACGTCGATATAGAATACTCTGCGTTCTGGAGCACGTTGTACGCGATAGATAATGATACTATCTTCTAACAGTTCTTTCTGTTTGTAGACTTTGAAAATGCTTTCCATTAGGCTGTTACCAAATGGGAAGTTATTGTCTAGGCCTTCTGATAAGCTAATATGAATAACGTGTTTAGCATCAATTGCCCATTGATTTTGCTGTTGCATAAAACGGCTACCTGAGCCGCCTGCTGTTGCACCGCCAGCACCGTAGCTACCTGTCATGCCACGTTGTTGTGCGCCGCCTTGTGCAAAGTTTGCACCAAAACCTCCGCCACTAGTTCCGGCAGTTGGTTGTATCTGTGTTGCGGCTAAACTTTGTAAATTTGGATTGATGTCGCGAATTACATACTGTTCGGGCTTTTTACCGTCACTTTCGTTGACAATAATTTTATCTACCTTAGCTGGATCGATGTACATCCATGCTTGTGTTTCTGGATCGCGGACAAAGAAACTGTCGCCGTATTTGAAAGCGTTACGTACGATTTTAAAAATACGTGTATCAAATTTGTTTAGTTTTGTCCATTGTTGCAAGTACTTGCTGATAACTTTGATTTCTGTACTTGTAGCTTTGTCTTTAAATTCAATTTGAAACGGAGTCATGTTCTCATCATTTTGTTGGGAACAGAATTCTGCTAAAATATCAAAGGCCGCGTTAACTTCACTATCGCTGTCCATAGTATCGTACTGACCGTAACGCTCTAATCGATTTGGGTGCCCTGAATACACATCGGGCAGATAACTTGAATAGTTAGATCGTGCTGGAGACGCTCCTCCATTGTTCCCACCACTAATAGGACCTAATTGTCCTGTAGTCGAAACCGGTGTAAAATACTTTTTCCAAGCCATTATATTATTCCTTATTCAAACAAGTTGCCAGTCCACTGTATCTTGTTTACTAATGCGGTTTGTTGCCTTACTTGCTCGGCACTAAGTGCAATTAGTTTCTCTGTATTCATATTTAACGTTTGTAAGGCGCCTAGCAACGCTTCTTGGCCGCCGCCTCCGCCCTTGGCATTAGTTACCAAGTTCTTTAATTGCTCTTTGTTTAGTACAGCTTCTTCACCGTGTAGTTTTACATTAGTGGAATTACCAAAGTTCTGAACCACTTCACCGGACCCTGCTGTTCCTGCATTGAAATGTTTTTTAACTTCAGCACTATCGGGTGCTACTCTTTCACCTTTGCTATTTTCGCCAGCCTTGGCTTCAAGTCCTTTACGTTCTGCATCTAACTTGGCGGCCGCTCCGCTCTTTCTCATCTCTTCTGCTTTTGCTAGATTTGCCTTGTCTGCATCTATTTCTTTTGCCAAGACGTCTTTCTTTTGCTGAAGTTGCATCTGTTGTAATGCTGTCATATTTTTATTATCAACAGCATTTAATTCTTTCATTTCGGCTTGTTTTTTGTCGATACTTGCTCGCTGTGCTTGCATGGCTTTATCGTTCATTGCTAACTTAGCCATTTCAAATTCTTCTTCACGTCTGCGTAATACTCCGACAGCAGTAAGCCTATCGTCTTCTATTTTTTGTCTTTCTTTTAATGCGTCTTTGTCTTTCTTAGCATCGGCTTCACTGTAAATTGCATTTCCAATTGTTTCACCAAAACTTGCCGCAATACCTCGTTTGATATCAATCCACAATCCTGAAAAGAATGCCCCCATTGAGTTAATAATTTTCATTGCGCCCTCTTTGCTAAAAATAAATCCAACATATTCGGCGACTGCTTTAATCATACCTTCCATTTTAACACCAAAATTTAACAATGCGGTCATTCCAGGACCAGATACAAAGTTAGTAAATGATGTTATGATATTAGTCATCAAAGGAGTCAGCACGTTTAGCAACGGAGCAATAAACGCATCCATTACTTTACCTAAATCTTTTAATCCTTTTTCAGCTTCAGCCATTGCACTTGCTTGGCTTTTTAACTGTGCATTTTGGGAATCAGTTGCTTTCTTTAAGTTTGCTACTGCGCCTTCGTAGGTTGTAACACCTGCTTTTTTCATGTCATTGCTAGCTTTTAACATAGCAATCGCATTTTGATCACCTTGTGCGGCCATTGCCTGCAGGGTTTGTATACCTATAGCTTCTGCATCTTTTGCACGATCTAACTGCATCATAGCGCCAAGTTCTTCTAACTTTTGACGTTTCTGTTCTTTAGTCATATTACTACCAAGAACTTTTTGCATTTCGTCCATGCGCTTGGCCGCATTGCCGCTCATTGTTACAAACTTTTGACCTGCTTCAGTCATTGGAGGCAAGCCCATCATTTTAGCTTTTAATGCATCAACTGCACCTTGTCCACCTGTTGCCATTGCAACTTTAAGAGCTTCGTTTGCAGATTCACGATCTTTCTCATCCATGCCTTGAAGTGTTGCTTGCCACGCTTCGTCTTGAGCTTCCTTGGCCATTTTCTTTTCAATTTCTTCAGCACTAGTTCCAGTTAGCTTTGCAAGTCTGTCTGTTTGTTTTGCATAATTAGCTACGGATTCTGCAACACCTGCGTAATCTTTCTTTTGACGATCAGTTAGGCCGCCGTTGTTACGAATAAAGTTAGCCATAGTGTTTGCGCTATCTTCAGCAGTCATGCCTAATGCTCTTAGATTAGCGCCTGCTTGGCTATCACGCAATGCCGCGCCAAATTTTACAAACTGTTTAGCACCTGTTTCAACATCGCCACCTAGTATACGGAATACATCAGTGTTGTTTTTCATAGTCGCGGCAAACTGGTCAACAGTCATACCTAAGGCCAGCGCCGATGTGCGGATTGTAGTTAACGCTCCTTCAAACCCTACGCCCGATTTGGCCATAGTCCTAAAGGCCCGCATATTTTCTTCTTGTATTTTTGCTAGGTCGGCAAATAATCCAAATACTTTACCAATAATTGGAACACCTTCGAGTGCCCCGAAGAAGTCGCTAACTGCAACATCACCGCTGTAGGCCTGTTTAGTTAACTTGGTAAATGCACCTGCGAGTACACCTACAGTTTCTATAGTTGCCATTAATGCTTTTGCATACAATGGCATCTTTGATGTAGCTAGACTTGAAAATTGATCGCCTGCTTTACCAGCAACTTTATTAAGCGCCTTCATTGCAGTACTAGCACCTTCAGCATCTTTACCCAAGGCACCAAAGTTTTTAGGGCCTGCCGCTCCTGCACCACCGCCCGCGGCACCGCCCGCTGGTCTTCCTTGACCTCTTAGAGCCGCAAGAATCTGTTTAAGAGTATCATCAGTAGCCGCATTGTCTAATACAATGGGCTGTCCACCTAAGGTTCCGGTTACTGCCGCCATTTAATTTCCCTGGATATATTGGTACATAAATACACACGTACATTTAATAAGTTATTTATTCGGAGAAAAAAATGGATACTACAAGCACAACCAAGCGAGTTAACCCGCTGTTGGCGCACATGCGTCAACCTAAAATTTACATCAAGTTGCCTAGCGGCGGAAAATACTGGCCAGAAGGCAGTTTAAACGTAAGTGTCAACGGAGAGTATCCTGTGTTTTCCATGACTGCCAAAGACGAGCTGATGTTAAAAACACCCGATGCACTAGTTAACGGTCAGGCAGTTATTGATGTAATTGAAAGCTGTATGCCTAATATAATCAACGCATGGGACTGCCCTAACATTGATATTGATGTTATCTTAATCGCACTTCGGATTGCTACCTACGGACATATGATGCCGTTACAAGTCACACATGAAGATCTTGAAGACGGTAGTGGAGAATTTGAAATTGACCTTCGAACTATTCTAGATCAACTGCAAGAAACTATTTCTTGGGATGAAAGAATTGAAGTAAGACCAAATTTAGTTCTATACGTTAGACCTCTCGATTATGCAACAGCCAACAAGAACGGCCTTGCTGATTTTGAAAGCCAACGAATTATGAGTATTGTGCAAGATGAAAAAATAACAGACGAACAACGTTTAGAGTTTTTTAAAGAAAGTTTTAAAAAATTAACAGAAATTACAGTTAACCTAATTGGATATTGTGTATACAGGATCGATTCTGATGCAGGTTCAACTGAAGATAAAGAGTTTATCGCAGAATTTATGGAAAACAGCGATAGAGAAATATTTGACATTGTTAAAACTCGTTTAGATGAAATGAAAAAAGCTAACGGAGTTAAGCCTATGAATATTAATCTAAGCAAGGATCCAGAAAATCCTAAGTTTGTAGAACTTCCTATCGTATTTGATTACTCAAGTTTTTTCGTATAAGGCTCTTGAGTCTCTCCATGGCTGAGATTCTTAAGCTAGTTGACGAGATGGAAGCAGAAACAAGAGCCCGAGAAAAAGAATTAATTAAGTTGTGTTGGTACATGCGAGGTAGCGTATCTCTAGATGAAATGTACAATTCAGATAAAACTCAAAGAGAATTAATGGGCGACTTAGTAAAAGAAAACTTAGAAACAACAAAAGAAACTAGACTTCCGTTCTTTTAATCAACAAAAAAGCCTGCATAAGCAGGCTTTTGTTTATGTATGTCTTTATTAGATTATCATTCCTAAGAAACGACTTTCGAATCCCTCATACTGCTTACCGTAAGCATTTATCTTAGGACCCTGGCCTGTGTTGTTAACTTTCTTCATTGCAAAATTATCTGTTGCATCTCTCTGGAAGCCTGGCTTTTGTGCGGCGGCATTAGCGGCATTAACATCTTGTTTATATTGATTCTTCATTGCTTTTTTATCTTGCTTAGATGGCGCAGTTGCCGCAGGAGCATTCTGTTGTTGCTGTTGTTGATTATTTGCCGGAGGAGTTGTAGTATTTGCCGGCGGGGTTTGTCCTGCGGGCGGTGCATTATTTGGATTATTCGGGTTTGCGGTATGAACTTGTCCTGTTGGAGTAGGAGTTATTGTTCCGCCTGTACTACTTGGTGCTGGAGCATTTGGTGCTGGAGCATTTGGTGCTGGAGCATTTGGATCTGTAGCGCCACCTAAACTTGCGGCCATATTTCCCATTACATTATTTCCAGATTGATCTGCTGGAGCAGTTTGTCCTTGTGCAGGAGCGGCATTTGCACCACCTTCTGCATTACTCTGCGATCCTGTCGGAATGCCACTTGTTTGATCTGCCGGAGCGGCATTGCTACCGGCTTGTTGTCCGTTACCTTGGGATTGTTGCTGACTTTGTTGTTTTTGTTGTTTTTCTAAGTCGTCTGCTTGTTTAATTAGAGCTTTACCTTGCTGACGTAATTGATTTGGATCTTGTCCGCCACTTTGTGCGCTAGCACCTGCGGCACCACCTTGAGCTTGTGCGCCTGCGGCCTGTTGCCCACCTGCTTGTTGATTACCAGGAGCGGCATCTCCGCCGACTGCGGCGCGGCCTGATTGAAATCCTTGTTTAGCTTTATCCCATGCGCCGGCAACTCCACCTGCAACAGCACCAGCACCTTTAGCGGCACCACCTACTACGCCAGGAATACCTTGAACAGCACCTTTTGCTACATTGCCGATACCTTGACCTACTTGACTCAATCCTTGTTTAGCTTTGTCCCATCCAGGACCTTCTTCAAGATTGTGACTTTCTATTAATAGTTCTTCAATACGCATTTAGATAACTCCAACTTAGATTATTTGCTTGTTTATTTAACACAGATTGTGATTTTATGTACTTATGTGAGCTAACGCTCACTTGCTTCTGCGCTATCGCTTGAAGCTATTTAGATATGTAAAACACATAATATACTGCGAAGCAGTATTAATATTATCTAGATATAATGGTCACACTTAACCCAGAAACGGGTTAAGAAAAAACTTGGCATTATCTGAGTACGCAAGTCACTTAGCGTTGTAGCATTACTGAGGCGGTCATCCGGTACCCCTAGCTACGTCTTGTTATGACGGTAATTAATGTAATATACGCTAACATACACATTAATCCGGGGCTTCACTGTCCCCTCATTTAGCTCTTTTTCACTCTTTTCAAACAACTAAACCGCGGCATTTGCGATCGACGTCCTGTTAAGGATGGTAGTTGAGTACTCTGTACAGCGCAGAGAGTTCCATCCCCGCGATCCGAGATCCGGGTTTAGGGCACACGACATTAGCCTGTGCTAGCTTATACTGTTTTAGTTGCCTGAGATTTAATGATATGAGAGCCGTGGACTCTAACTTGGATGTGCCCGTTGTAATATGCTTGTGATTCTAATACTTTGCGATCAAACTGTTCTTTTGCTTCTAAGTATGATGTAAGGGCCTTGGAGTTGCAATAATGTAATATTTCGCGTGTGAATTTTTCGTTGCCTAATGCTTCAACATCTTTGTTTAATTCAATGTTGGAGCCATAATATGTTTGCCAGTTAGAATCAATTTTGCTCTTGATTCTTTTTTTCTTCTTGATTCCGTTTTTTTGTTTAACGACTTTATATGTTGTCTTGCTGAACTTTGCAAGTTTTTTGCCAACATACATGCGCCCGGTTACTGTGTTGGTGATAAGATAAACAAATCCAACACAGTCCTCAGGTAGTTCTTCAACGATAGTACCCTGATATGACCAAGACATTAAGCAGTCTTGGCTTCCTTTCGGGCATTCTTAGTTTCTGTGATTTCGTTACGGCGAGCTTTAACTAGTTTGCTTAGTTCAGCTAATGCTTTACGAGCACGAGTTCCTGCGGCAGAATTGCCTGCTTCAAATTTTGTATCTTCTGCTACGAAAGCATCTAATGCTTCTTTAATCGATTGTGTTGTTGCGCTCATTTTTATTTTTCTCCTTAACTGCTCTGTTCTTTGCTTGAACAGCCCTTCGAACTACTTGGATTTCGTCCATAATTTCTTTCTCTACCTCACGCAGATGTTTTAATGTTCTGCGTAATTCAAACGCTCTTTCATAAGTTGGTTTTTTCGACCAGTGCTGGTGGATATTATACCACTCAACTAGATGAGTAAACAACCTTTCATGAAGCTCGTTGTATTTGTTTAGCATTAGTCTGCAATGACGTCCACATCGTTTGAGTAAGAAGTAAATCCGTTCTCTTTAATAACACGTAGAACAGTATTCACTCGGCCTATTAGCTCATCTTTATGTGAAATTAAGTAAATGTTTTTGTTTCGCTCGCGAGCCATCTTCTTCAAAACAGCAACGCCAGCTTCAACACCTGCCGCATCCATACCTGCATCAATAAGCTCGTCAATGAATAACAAGTTAATATGCTGATACAAGTTTTCCCAAACATCGCGGAATGCCCAACTTAGCGACAAGATAAGTCTATTACGCTCACCGCGTGATAGGTTATCAAAGTCTAAGTCTTGACCAAACTGTGTAATTTCAACATTGAGGTCATTTTTAAATGTAACTGTGTGTGGTAGACCAATCTTATCAATGTAATAGCTCAACCGTTTATTCAAATAAGTTAAGTTTTGATCGATAATCTTCTTGCGAACAAATGAATCTTTGTTAGTTAACAGCTTGTACAAGAACTCTTGGTGATCTTTAACTCGAGATAACTCGTTAACTTCATCCCAAGTAATCTCTTGGATAGCAGTTTTCTTAAGTTCTTCGATCTGTTCGTCATACGGATTAGCTTCGTCTGCACGACTAATCATATTTTTTTCTAAACTGTCTAAATTATTCTTGTGTCCTAGTGCTTCATTCTCTGTTTCGTAGAATGTTGTAGGCTTACGACCAAGCTCACCGATAGTACCAACAGCTTCTCGTACAGATGCTAGGTCTCTTTCTACCTTGCTGTGATATTGAGTTGCTTCTGCCAAGTGCTTCTGTGCTTCGGCAGTCATTTCTTCATGTTTATGATCGTGAAGTTCTTGTTCACAAGCATGGCATGTTTTGTTACTCAGCTTTTCTAAATCAGCTGTATATTTTTTTAAACTGCGATCTGCCTGTGACAATGCAGATTCTAACGTGGCTTTTTGTTTGTTAAGTTCTTTGATAGTGTTATTATCTTCATTCCACTTCTTAAGAGATGCGTGTAATACCAGCTCTGCATCAATATCTACGCTAGATAACTGCATAATAGCACGACTTAGGTTTTCTACATCTCCTTGTTTCTTGTTTTCCCAAGCAGAACTCTTTAAAACTAGGCTATCGATGCTTTTTTGCACGTTTTCGTTAGCGGCTTTGACACCATCAATGCGGAAAGTTTCCGATGTAATAGCATCTTTTGTTTCTTTCATTATAATTTTAAGGCTTTCTGCTTTCTCTGATAACAGAGTTATGCCTAATAGTTGCTCAATGATCTCGCGTTGATCTGCCGCTTTAAGACTCAAAAACGGTTCAGTATATGTGTTCAAAGCTACCAAATGCTTGAACATTAAATGGCTCATGCCTAACAGTTGTTCGATGTGTTTTTGCGTTTCGCGGCTATCACCTTGTGCATCATCTTCTGTATCGTCATCCGCAGTTTCTTCTTCGTTATTAACGTAGAGCTTTAAGATATTAGGTTTACGACCCCGCTCGATACGATAATTAATTCCATTAACATCAAACTCTACTGTAACCAGCATAGCCTTACCGTTAGTTTTGTTAATCAAGTTCTCTTTGCGGATATTTGTAAGTGCTTGTCCGTACAATGCGTAACTCAACGCATTGATCATAGTTGTTTTGCCCGTACCATTTCTAGATCCGCTGTCATCCCCACCTAAGTCTAAATTCTCTCCTAGCACTAAGGTCAAATGCTCTTTGTCAAAATCCACAGCTTGGGTTTGATTCCCTACAGACAGGAAATTCTTAACAGTTATATTCTTAATTTTAAACATTATAGGTTACTGTATATGTTGAGTAAAAGAGATTTATCAAACGCATCCGATTCGATCGCTACCAGTTGTTCGCTAACAATTTGATCAACTGATTCAAATTTAGCATCTGGGTTATCGTCAATCGTACCTTCTACGTTGTCTTTTTCTTGGATCAAGCTCATTTCACGGATATCATAGCTGGCAGTAAACTCTTCTTTAATAAAGTTTGCTTCCTCGTAGCTAATAGGAATATCCAAATGTACCTTTAGATACATTTTAGACTTCATGATATCGTCTTTTTTGTCAATAAGCTCGGATAGTTTAATAGTACGGAACTTGGGTGCGTCTGGCCAAGACTTATATTCCGGCTCGCCTCCCCATTCCATAGTCATCATGCCGCGATCATCGTCCCATATATCTGCAAAGTTATGGGGGAACGCATTACCGATGTACTGCACTTTCTGATTAACCTGCCGTTTGTGGAAGTGTCCGCTGAACACATAGTCTGGCTTGCTGAAGTCTTCAGCACGAAGTTCTCCGTGATCGGGCATCTGCACCATTGCATTCATAAAGAAGTTAGGAAGCTCAAAGTGACCAAATACATATTTGCTCGTTAAGTCTTTCATCTTCTTCCACTCATCGCCTACCAACCAAGGAACTAGCGTAACATCGTTGAGAGTGGTTATATGATCTACAACAGTTACACCCGGGATATGGCGACCAAACATTGAGCTATGAACGTCACGCTTGTCTTTATAGAATAAATCGTGATTTCCAGGAAACCAAAAGAACTGTTCAAATGCCGCACCTAACTTCTCCAAACACCTTAAGCTGGTGTTTAGAGTAATTAGATTAATACTGTTTCTATTATGATGCCAGTCTCCTAGATAGATGCAAGTTTCTGCACCTTCTTTTTTGGCTTCTTCAATAAACCAATCTACAAAGTCCTCGCAATCTTGGTTGTGAGTTAGACTATTAGATTTTAAACCAAAATGTATATCGGTAAAACATGCTACCTTCTTAAAGAGGTTCGTCATTAATATTCTCCTAATAGTTAGTTTATACTAATTCGCAGGAGAAATCAAGCAGTTTCCTCGCCATCTTCCTCCGGAACTTCTTCCGATTTTGGCATCCGCATGTTTTTGTATATTTCTGCTTGCCTTGCAATCTCGTCTGCAAATTCATCCCTGGTCTGGCGGGTTAATGAAGGAGTTAGTCCAGCTTCTTCTAACATGTCGTCTCTAATGTTTTGCATTTTCTTTTCGATATTAAGAACTCTGGTAAAGCTGTTAGTAACTGCGGCAGTATAATAAGCAAATGGGTTTTCTGATTTAGATTCGTCAAACTGTAGACCAATTTGACTTAACTGTAGAATAGCTTGTCCACGCATTTCTTCAATGTAGGTATAACCACGCCAGTTACTACGTTGTGCATACCGTTCACTTAGTTTGATATACATCTTACCTAAGTTTTCTGTAATGCGTCCATGCTCTTTGCTAAACTTGCCTGTTTTCATTCCGCCCTTCCAATGACTCTTACCAACACATGTTAATTGGTCAGAATCATCGAATTTCCAATGTTGGAACGGGGGAAAGTTTACTTTTTCATGTCCGTCGGCTGTGCTTTTTACAGTCTTTTTGCGGCCTGGCGCCAACGGAATGTGTTCAAATGTCATAATGCGGATGATGACATCTGTCTTAGCGATTGTTTTATAGTCTGGAGTACATTCTGCTAACTTGACTTTCTTATCACCTGCTAGTCTTGCTGTATTAAATGCTTCTATACCAATACGCTTTGCTCTAGCACGTTTAGCATCAGCAATAGTTCTAATATTAACTTTATCTATATTGGTTAAAATTATGTCGTATTGATGATATTCTGGTTTCACAAAGCTACTATAAGTATTCTTGCTTTTGTGAATTTCCGCAAGTAAATCTCTATTATTGAGATACTTGACCTTTCTTGTTGTTATTATACCGGTCATTATTGTCTCCTACAGTTAGTATTGTAACATAAAGTTTACAGGAGTGTCAACCATTTAGTGTAATGTGATTAACTGCACACATTATTTATCTGGGTAAATAACGTACAGGAATAAAACTATGGCCGTTAATACATCTCAGCAAGAAGCACAAATACAAGAGCTCCTTAGCCAAACAGACTCGCTTAAACAGCAAGTGGACGTTGCATCTCAGGCCGAGAAAGCGGCCTATGCGGCTCGTGATGCGGCCGCAAAACAATATCCTGTGAGTTCTCTGTTCAAAGCAAAAATTGCGGCTGATAAAGCTCTTGCGGCCGATCCGACTAATCCAACATTGATTGCGGCACAGGCCCAAGTTGCTACAGATTTTCAAGCCGCAAAGGCGGCTTATGCACCATATGTTGATGCGGCAGAAGCGGCAACACAAAATACGATAGCGGCTAGAAAACCGCTAGTCGAAAATGATACTAAAATAGGTGAGTTACAAGTTGAAATAGTTAAAGCAGACCCAACTAAGGCTAGTACATATCCAGACGCGGCCGCTTATATCAAAGAACAAAATACTCCGCCTAATCAAGCACCAACTACTACCACCGAATCTTCTACAACTCCTGCTAGTTCTTCTACAACATCAACTTCTGAAAATAAAAATCAAGGAACAAACCCAAGTGGCGAGCCAGGAGCAAACACATCTCAACAACCAGGCGGTCAAACAGTACAAACATTTGATGACGGAAGTACGATAACAACTAACACAGATGGTACAACTAGTGCAACACCTGCCACGGACGGAACTGCATCCGGACCGTCAGCCGCCCAAGCGGCATTAACTTCTGCACAACAAAAATATACCAATGCAGTAAAAGTTGCGACCGATGCAGAGACAGCAGTCCAACAAGCAGAAGATGCATTAGATATTGCTCAAAACGCAGATCCGGCAGATCCTCAAGCAGTTGATGATGCACAAAATCAAATAGATACTGCCCGTCGACAATTAGAAAACGCACAAAGCGAAGTTAGCAATGCCGACAAGGCAGTTACTGATGCGCAATCTGCATTAGATAATCCAAGTGGTGGAACAAGTGTAACAAATAAATCCTCAACTGACCTAAGCGGTGGCATAGGATCTATGGACAGCTTGTCTGCATTAAAGAATAGAGCAGGCCAGGCGTTAGGATCAGTAACCAGAGGAATAAAACCCGGAGAAAGTCTTATTGCGGCGGCCGCCGCACGAGCACCACTAAGCTCAATGCCGTCAAAACCAGTAGCGGCGGTTGGCGGGTTTGGAACATCACAAGACATGCGAGTTAAACTACGTGTCCCACCTAATTATCTCGTAGGACCCGGCGCCGGTCCTGAAGGAATATTAACCAAGTTGGGCGGAATACTGTGGCCATATACTCCGCAGGTTAGTATTAGTTCTGCCGCGGCTTACGCTCAAAATAAAGTAACACACTCTAACTATCAATTTTACAACTTTCAAAACAGTTCAGTCGGACCAATATCTGTATCTGGAAAGTTTACAGCACAAAATGAATCAGAAGCCGCAATTATTTTATCAGTACAACATGTGCTTAGAGCATTGATAAAGATGAAATTTGGTGACGACACAAATGCCGGTGCACCGCCTCCTATTTGTCGATTAGATGCATTCGGTGATTCTCAATTTAAAAATATTCCATGCGCAGTAGCAGACTTCAAAGTAGAACTTCCAGACGGAGTAGACTATATTGCAGTTGGTAGAGCGGCTAATTTAAAAGCATGGGGGAATACAATGGTTCCAACTTCATGTACAATTTCTGTTACGCTGAACATTATGTACAGTAGACAAGAAATGATGAACTATGGCGTTGATAAATGGTTACAGGGCGCACTAGCCGGCAAAGGATATCTATAATGTCATCTTATTCAAAAACAAGTCCTTATTATTTTACTGATCAAACAAAAGGATACCTTGATGTTAATACATTTAGAGATATTCCCTATCAAGCAGATGATGTTGTATTCACAATTACTCCTACATATATGCACAGACCAGATCTACTAGCCTATGACTTTTATCAAGATACAGGCTTATGGTGGGTATTTGCTGTAAGGAATAAAGACATAATAAAAGATCCAATATACGATCTTGTTCCTGGAAAGAATATCTACATCCCAAAGATAACAACTCTTAAAGCAGTACTAGGAATATAATAAATGGCAGACCAAGGTGCGGCCGAAGTTAAAACAGGCCAAGATACTCAAACCGCTAATGCAACTAGTCAACAGGGTGCAGAACCAAAAGGCGCGGCCGGTGCAGACCTAACCAACTCCTCTCAACCTTTCATTGTTAAAGGTACCCAAAGTAATGTCTTGCATAGTTATAGGTCGTGGAACTATGTGTTTACACTTAGCGCATTAGAAGATAAAGATCTATCAAGTCCCAAATCATACGAACAATCGAGCCAGAGATATATCATTGCCAAATCGTCAGGTAAGGGCTCTGCACAGATTACCAATAAACTAAGTACGGCAGTTATTAATAGTACAGCAACTAATGCCAACGAAATTGTTTCATTGATTAATGGCTTTAATAAAGACAGTCCTGGACGGTTTGATTTCGTTATTGAAAATGTGAAAATTAATTCTTTAATGACATATACTCCGGAAACTACTACATCGCTTGCTGATAAAATTACATTTGATATTATTGAACCCTACAGTATGGGAGGGTTCCTTCAAGCGTTGGATGTAGCGTCTCAAGCAACTGGCGCAATAACTTACCCTGCTGGAAAATTTGTTTTTAAAATAGAGTTTATCGGATACAACGATAAAAATGAAGGACCAGACGGTAGTCCCGAGGTGATTCCAGGAAGCACTAGATTTTATCCTGTACTAATAAATGCAGTTACAGTAGAAACAACGGATAAAGGCACAACATATCACGTAACCTGTGTTCCAGTTGGCCAGAAGACATTTGGTGAAGTAAGCAAGTTAAAATCTGATACAAAAACACAAGGTGAAACAGTTGGCGAGCTTTTAAAAAATTTGTTTGTTAACATAAACAAAGCCGTTGCTGAAGATGCTGAAAAAACAAAAGGTCCTGAAACTAGAAACAAAGACGAATTTGAGATATACTTTGCTAAACAAGAGGCTCCCGGAACAACAATAGTTTCGATGAAAGAAGGCAGAACTCCAGAATGGACTGACACCAACAGCATATATGCGGCAAAACTTAATCAAGGGTTACGCAGTAATCAAACGTCTGCAATGTCAACTCCCGATACGCCTAATCCAGGCCCCGGATATGTGGGGCAAGAAAATCAAACAAATAACCCATCAGCAAAAGTCAATACTTCTATCAAGTATGAACCCGGCACCAATCAAACATCGTTTCCGCAAGGTTCCTCAATTGCAGATGCTATCGAAGCTGTAATTAGAGATAGTGAGTATACTAAAAATATTATTAAAAATCTCGATGAAATTAAAAAAGGTGATGGAATCGTAACTTATTTTATGATCCGCACTGAAACTGAAGTAATACCTGGAGCAGTTGATCCACAAGGTTTAGCAAAAAATACTCTATATCGTTTTATTGTAGCACCTTACAAAATACATTATACAAGATTACCAGGAGAACAGCTGGGCATATCAGATTTTAAAGGTATTAAAAATCAAATTAGACGAACCTATGACTATTTGTATATGGGTAAAAATAAAGACGTTATTAATTTTAATTTAAAATTTAATAATTTATATTTTCAATCTATTCCTCCTAGAGCAGGCGCTCGAGATAGTAATGCAACAGCATCAGGTGCAGGCGCAGGCAATACTCAAAATGTTCAAGCACCTACAGCAGATATTCAATCAGTGAACGATAGTAAAAACCCAACTGCTAAAATAATGACAGTACCGGGGGGCTTTGTTCCTGCCAATGGAATATCTGGACAAGCACGTCAAGACACACCCTATCATGCATTATCTCAAACAATGCACAACGCCATTGTGCAGTCAGTTGATTTGGCAACTTGTACAATAGACATTTATGGTGATCCTTATTATCTTACCACCGGCGGTATCGGAAATCAAACACACGAACTAGCGGATAAAGGCATTACAAAAAACGGTGAAGCTCCGTTGTATGCCGGAGAAGTTTATATTAATGTAAACTGGCGTACTCCTATAGACTATAACTCATTTGAAAAAGGCGGATCTGTATATTTTGATGCAGAACTATTACCATTCAGTGGAATTTATAAAGTAACAACGGTAACATCTGATTTATCCGGAGGTACATTTAAACAAAGTCTTAAACTACTAAGAATGCCAGGCCAGTTAATTGAAGCCAAAAAAGTTTCAGTTGATTCCGGATTTAAGGCAACACCAAAACCCGGAGAACAACAAATTAAAGACGTTGCTCCAGCCGGGGTACAGTCGAGCGGATCGCGCCCAAATGAGTTTGATGTTGCAAGTATAGTCCGTGGCCTGCCCAATGCAGGTAGCGCAGGATCAATACCTAACTTTGTTAATGCGGCTGGCGGCGGCCTCGGCGGCGCACTTGGTCTAGTAACAGGCGGCTTAGGATCTGTTGCAGGCCTAGGTGGGGCAGTTCAAAATATTGTTGGTCAAATAAAAACAATCGCACCACAGTTAGGTATTAATGTTGGATCGAGTCTTAATGGTCTCGATTCTTTAGCACAGGGAATTAGACTTTCGTCTAGCGGTATTTCAAATATTGTTGGTGGACTTTCAAAACTTGCACCAGCATCTGTAGCCAGCGTTAACAACATAGTAGGTGGAATACTTCCTAATGCAAATTCATCTGCGATTCTAGCCGCAGGAGTAGTTGGCCAAGTTTCAAATGCGGGCGGCTCAGTTACAGATTTATCAGCTAAACTAACAGGAGCATCAGTTGACGCAGTCAATCAAGTAAAAGGTCAAGCGGCCGCACTAACAGGTGGCGCCCAAGATGCTATTTCTGCAGTGACCAAGGGAGTTCCTAATGTTGATCCGGGTGCGATCGCATCAAGTGTTGGAATTGATCCTGCACAATTAGCCGGATTAGATCCCGCACTAAAGAGTAAAGTCATTGGTCAGCTACAGGAAATAAAAGATGCAGTCCCTGCCAACGTTGATATAAATGCGTTCAAAGGCCAAGGCCTTGTTATGTCTAACCTAACAAAAGAAAACATTGCAAACTTACCACCAATTCAACCAGAAGTTCCTCCGTCTATTACATTTGCAGAAGTAAAAACCAAATTAAGTTCTCTCGGTGCATCACTAGGAAAATCATTGCCCGATGCAAGCAATTTGCCAGGAATTTCCGGAATCAATCAACTTACTAATCAACTAGGGCAAGCGGCCGGTGGCCTAACAGCAGGTCTTGGCCCAATAGGCATGTCGTCGATCAAAGATAAATTGACCACTGCACAAGCAAGTTTAAATAACATAGTTGGATCCAATCTTAATGTATCTAATGGCTTAGCAGGTCTATCACCTGCACAAGCAGGATTGGGATCCGTGGAATCGAACATCTCGGCAGTTAAAGGAATGTTGCAAGCCGGAACCGGCGACCTAGCTAATACAGCGGCCGCAAAATTTGGTTCTCTTAGAGCAACAAGTCCTTTAGATACGCTAGTAGCATCTGTAAACAAAGACGATAGCCTCAACGGATGGGGCGAAGGGTAATAATGACTGGTATTGATAAAAGAGGTCCTGGGAAAAAAATTGGCAAAGGTCCCTATCTTGGGATTGTTGTCAACC